CAAATAGCGGTATATGCAGCTAAAAGTAGTACTGCAATTTTAAATACTAATGTAAGTTTAACGGCAAATTCAAGTTTTAAATTTGCAATAGGGTATAAAGCTGGGAGTTGGGTTTGGTATGTAAATGGAGTTCAAATTATAACATCTACTGATTCAAATGTTCCAACTTTAACTGCAATACAATTATCAACTAATGCAGTTGGCGATCCATCCGGAGAAGGTGTTTTATTTAAAAGTGGAGCACTTTGGAAGACACGTTTAACAAATCAAGAATTAGTAACTTTAACTACGCTATAATATGAAGTTCCTCAAATATGAATTCACGCCATCTAAATGGGCAGAATTACAAGCAGATTTACAGATAAGCAATACATTAGGAGAAGAAACAATTATCGGATACAATCACGACATTATCGAATCAGTTGTGGAAATCGGTCATATTATGATTAATCCGCCAGTAATTGATGAGGATATGAACGTAATAACTGAAGCGGTTTTATCTGATAAGTATTCAGTTGACATACTTTGGAAGAATGATGAATTACCTTCGTTTGCATCTTATAAAATATGGTGTACACCGGTAGGAATCCATTCATTCGGTGCATCAATTGACCAAGATTACGAGCAAGCATACTTAGAACAATTAGCTAATTAATGGAACAGCATTCGCATCCGGCTGGTGTATTATCCGTATTATTCGGAGGATTATCCGCAATTATTTCATACACATCAATCAGTTATTTAGTTGGGATTGTATCGGGTTTATTCGCCATCGGATCGTGTACGTTTGCAATGGTTTACTATTACAAGCAGATTGTAAAGCTGAACAAGGATGCCGAAGCTAACAAATAGCATAAAGGAGTTTTTTCAGGCAAATGGGGAATATTCAAGCGGTCGTTTAATCTTCATCATCGGCTCGCTTATCGTTTTTGGCATTTATATTTATGACCACAAGGATAGCGGAGTTCAAAATATAATGATTGCGGTGCTTGGATATTCGTCAGCTTCTATAACTTTGTCTAAGTTTTCAAACAATAAGACTGATGAAACTAAGTGAACATTTTGATTTAAACGAGTTTACTCGAAGCGATTACGCTAAAAGAAACGGCATCAATAACCTTCCAAATGCAGAGCAGACCGATAATCTTCGTGAGCTTTGCATTAATGTTTTAGAGCCTATTCGAAAGCATTTCCAGATACCTATCTTAATATCGTCAGGCTTTAGAAGCAAGGCTTTAAACACGGCTATTGGTGGGGCAAAGAATAGTCAGCATACATCTGGCGAAGCAGTGGACATTGACCATGATTTATCGGCTAATGTGGTAAGCAACAAAATGATTTTTGACTTTATTATCAAGAATTTAACGGTGGATCAATGTATTTTTGAGTTTGGGACTAAGGAAAATCCTGATTGGGTTCACGTTTCTTATGTGGCTAACGGCAAGAATAGGAATCAGATATTAAGAGCCATCAAGCACGGAGGCAAAACGACCTATGAGAAGTATTAATCTCATTATTTTTGCGTTGATTATCTTCGCAAGTTGTAAATCTACACAAACTACAAGCGTTGTAGAAAAGATTCGGGTTGATACAATTCGAGAAGTTAAGACCATTGAAAAGTTTAGAGCCATTCACGACACATTAACAATTGAAAATCCTTGCGATTCTCTTGGATTTCTGACACGATTTTATTCGAAGATAACCATTCCACAAGGCAAGGTAATAATAAGGTCAGAGAGAGGCAGTATTAAAGCCACAATTGACTTGGATAGCGTGGCAAATGTTTACGATTTCAAATACAAAAGTAAATACGATTCAGAAGTAAAGTTTTTTGAAAAGATTGTAATTAAGAATGTCGTTCCAACTTGGGCGATTGTTACGATTCTATTTGAGTCGCTAATCATAATCGGATACCTTTATTTCCGGTTTATAAAACCTTTCTAAAATGGTTTTTGACAAAATAGTTACTGAGGCAATTGAGTTACTCAAAGCTGGCGGTGCAATAACTAAAATAGATGCTACCAAAATCATTGGGGCTAAGCACGGAATCAAACCGGAAACAATTCGCAGACAATGGTACCGGCAAGAAAACAAATTTAAATTAAAGGAAGAACATCGGGGGCTTGCTGACCATTGCGAGGAACGTGGCATTAATGTCGAAGATGTTACGCTTTACTGGGATAAGACAAAAGAGTATTCGGTAGCGGTTAAATTAGGCAAAACCGAAAAAACTTACAATGATTTAAGGGATGCAATCGTGGAGGCGATGGACCAGCATTCGCCTAATTACATTCCAGTACAATACAAAGACAATGCAGATGGGCATCTACTTGTTATTGATCCGGCAGACGTTCACATCGGTAAACTTGCCACATCGTTTGAGGTTGGCGAAGATTACAATTCTAACATAGCAGTTCAAAGGGTACACGATGGAGTGGAAGGAATCTTAAACAAAGTTAGGGGATTTGATATTGACCAGATTCTTTTGATTATCGGAAACGATATTCTTCACATCGATACACCAAAGCGGACTACAACAAGTGGAACTCCGCAAGACACGGATGGAATGTGGTACACGAATTTCCTAATGGCAAAGAAATTATATGTCGAAATAATTGAAAAGCTAAGATTAATTGCAAAGGTTCACATCACTTATAATCCAAGCAATCACGATTATACTAACGGATTCTTTTTGGCGGATGCTATCCAGTCTTGGTTTCGGTTAGATGAATCCATTACGTTTGATTGCTCAATTAACCATCGAAAGTATTACCGGTACCATAACAATCTTATTGGAACAACGCATGGCGATGGGGCAAAGGTTGGCGATCTTGGATTACTAATGGCTGAGGAAGCTAAGATGGATTGGGGATATACTAAGCATCGTTATTTCTATACGCATCACGTTCATCATAAGACGAGTAAAGATTTCATTGGTGTAACGGTTGAAAGCCTCCGCAGTCCATCGGGTGCAGATAGCTGGCACCATCGGAACGGATATGCTCACGCACCGAAAGCAATAGAAGGATTCTTGCATTCAAAAGAACACGGACAGATTGCAAGGATAACAAACATATTTTAGTAGTTTTGGTTATTAGATTGTTTCATTTTAATAGGTTTATTTAATTTAATGCCTTCAGGATATTCTTGGGGGCATTTTTGTTTATGAAAATAAATTAAAAAAAAGTTTAAAAATATTTTTTTATTCCAAATTAATCCTCTATATTTACATCATCAAACAAATAAACAACTATAAAAATGGAAAATTTAGTAATCTCAATGGCAAACAAATTTATCAAAGGTTCATCTTTTACAAAATTGAAACCTTCAAATAAAAAACAAGAATTAATCTTAATCGCAAATTTTTGGAATGGTGTTGGAATTTACGGAACACCTTCTTCGGTTTACGGAAACTCAAAAAGTTTTTATGTTTCATTTAGAAATGATAATCAAATTTTTAAATTGTCTTAATTAACACCGAGCCGGAGCGGATTCTTAGGCAACTTTATAAACCTTATCAAAATGAAAAATTTATTTAATTACATCACAGAAATGCACAAGCAAGACCCCGAGTGCATACCTTTAGCCATCGGCATTATTGTAATGGGTTTTATCGGGTTCATCGTATTCTCAGCTATAATCTTATCATGATGACTTGGAAAATGAAATTTCGGTATCATGTAACTGGGAGTTATTTCGTTACCAAAACATTTGCAGACATTCGTGAAGCAAATCGTTACATCAAGCAAGAAGAACTTGCTGAGAATTCAGAATTTATAACCTACCAACAATTATGATAAAGCAAAAATATCCTTGCGTTTTAAGATTGCGATTATGGGATGGTCGCAATTATTGGACATCGATTCAGCACTTTAAAATTGAAGAAGATTTCAACAAATGGATGCACGACCAAGCATTCTACGGAACTAAGGTCATTGATTACGATGATTTCACAATCGATTCAGAAATAGATATACCAACTCAATTTTCAAATAAATAAACCAATGAAAAACCTAATTAAAAGTTTATCAGCATTCCAGAACGAATGCCCAATTATCCACAAGGATACAAAAGGACATAACTATACTTATGCCGACCTTCCGCAAATCTTTAGTACCATCAATCCGTTAATGAAGAAGCACGGACTTTGTTTCAGCCAATTGCTGGAGAATGATGGCATACGCACGATTCTATTTCACGTTGAAAGCGGAGAATCATTAGAAAGTTATACAATAATTCCAAAGGTAAAACTTGGAAATATGAACGATTTTCAGGCAATGGGTTCGGGTTATACCTATTTTCGGAGGTACTGCCTTAGTTCGATTTTGGGGTTAGTGACCGATAAAGATACAGATGCAGCTGGAGTTCAGGCACCAGTTAAGCAAGCACCAAAGCCAAGCGTTTCAATCTCAGCATCGGAGTTAGGCGAGGTCAAAAGATTGCTCGATGAATGTCAAACAATGGAAACATTAAAAGAGATTTGGGATGACATCGAAGATCAGTATCAAGTTTTGCCAATCATTAAAGAATTATTCACAAAACGTAGATTAGAAATAACAAAATAATGGAAAAGAAAGACAAAGTATTTGCAAAAGGATTCAATTTCAAACGTTCAGAGAACGCACCGGAGTGGGTGGTAGGTAAGTTATCAATCAAGTTAGAGGATGCAATGCCATTCCTAACGCAGAATCAATCTAATGACTGGGTTAATCTAAATGTCGTTCAAGGTAAGATGGGAAACTATTACATTGAATTAGATACTTGGAAGCCTACCGGTCAAGCATCGGCACCAGTGCAAGCAAAATCATCAGGAACAGATTTACCTTTTTAATATGGAAGCTAAAGACAAAGCAATTGCATTAGTAAAAAAGTTTTACGTTGATGCGGTAGTAGATTTTAATGCATCTAAATTATGCGCATTAATAGCAGTGGATGAGATAATCCAAGAATGCGACAAGTTTTTTGAAGCAATTTCGGAAGATAGAAAATTATATTGGCAAGAAGTAAAACAAGAAATACAAAAGTTATGAAAATAAGAAAAATGTCAGTTTATGCTCAGGTAGCTGAAAACTTAAATAATAAAGGAATCCTTCCATTCTCCGCACGATCTTGGAACACTCCATTAGTTCAGTCGGTAGCTTATGGCAAGGTCAATTATCCAGAAGTGATGGAAGAAATTAAGAACGTATTAACCAATATGCAGAATGAAGCAATTAACGTTTAACGAGTGGCAAGCACACCTAAGCCGAGAATTAGAAAACAATTATCGTAAATTAAAACTTATAAAAGATGAAAAACTTTCAAAAGTACCACGAAGAAAATCAGCACATTTATCAAGAGTTTAAGAAGTTAGCCAAGATGCTAATTAGCAGAAACTATAAACGTATCGGGGCAAAGCAAATCTTTGAGTATATTCGGTTTCAGACAATGATTAGCGGTAATGATGGATACAAATTGAACAATAGTTATTCCTCTGATTACGCACGTTTATTTGAAGAAGAACATCCATATTGGGTAGGATATTTTCAAAGAAGGGTTTGCAAATCCAAAAAATAGTTTTATATTTGAATATAATTAACCAAGAGGGTCGGAGCTTTTGGGTAATTTAAAGCTTTATTAATCAAAGCCAGTTTTGCACTCCGACGCAGACTGGCTTTTTTTATTTATCAAAGTGGAATCACAAAGAGAATACAAAGCAACAAGAACAGTAGGGGATGAATGCGCTTTTGCAATACCTGCTTTTGAAACACCAAAAACCGTATGGAATAGACCACAATATGGTTTAACTAAGCGAGAATACTTTGCAATAATAGCTTTGCAAGGTTTATTAGCTTCTAATTCTGATAATTTTCGGAAACCGGCAGTTGAATATGCAGTTGAATATGCCGATGATTTAATAAAAGAATTAAATAAATCAAATTAATTATGGCAGCATTTCGCAAAATCTCCGTTACCTTCTGGTCGGATTCGTTTGTCGGAGAATTGACACCAGAACAAAAGTATTTTTACTTGTATCTGATGACTAACGATAAGACAACGCAATGTGGCATTTACGAAACATCCATTCGGAAAATGTCTTTTGATACTGGTTACAATCAAGAAACCGTATTAAAATTAATCTCATTCTTTGAGGAACAAAACAAAATCAGATTCTCAAAAGAAACTAATGAAATTGCTTTATTGAACTGGGTTAAGTACAATGACTCAACATCGCCTAAAGTTACGGCTTGCGTTGATAAAGAGCTTCTGAAGGTCAAAAATAGAGTATTGATAGAGTATCTATACAGTATGGATACACATCCACAAGAAGAAGAAGAAAAAGAAAAAGAAAAAGAATACCAAGAAGAAGAAGAAAAAGAAGAAGAAGCATTTTACATTCCTACGGAACGTGATATTCTTTTTAATAAGTGGTTTGATTATAAGAAACAAAAACGTTCTAAGTACACACAGATTGGAAAGGAACAATTGTTTAAAGAATGGGAATCTTTTAGTAATATTGATTTAGAGAAAGCAATAAACCATTCAATCTCAAATAATTATCAAGGATTATTTGCACCTAAAGAAAACATATTTAATAATGGAAACGAACCAAAACTTGGCACGAGTGCCGCAAGAATGGAAGCGTTACGAAAGTGGTAGCACAGTAACAATCCTAAAAGCACAATCAAAGATTCCAGTAAGAGCAAGAAGTCAAGAAGACTTAAAAGAAGTGCTTCGCTATTGTATGGTTTTAGTCGGCTTGCGAGGGGCAAATATGCCGACTGATGAAGAAAAGTTTGTATTGTTGAATTTCATTCGTGATAATTTTGGAAACCAAACACCTGAGGAAATAAGATTAGCTTTTGAATATGCCATTGCTGGCAAGTTTGAAATTGATGCTAAATGCTATGAGAATTTCAGTTGTGAATACTTTGGTAGAATAGTAAAGGCTTACATTGACTTTGCAAGAAATGAAGTCAAGGTAAAGCCCAAAGAATTAGAAGAAGCAAAGCCGGTACCATCTGACGATGAATTAAAAAAGATGGCTATTGACAACGCAAACTTTCACAGACAAATGCTGATTGAATACAACAATGGGAATAGTCTTTTAGACTGGAAGTCATTGGGTGGTTTATCAAGTTTGTATTCTGATTTAAAGAAATTTGGAATCTTTAAAATTAATGAAGATGAGCAGAAAAGAATAATGGATAAATATAAGCATTTAAAAGGCGATGATTATGTAATGATGTGCCGAAGGGAAGGCTATAAATTCTTCATTCAAACGCTTGTCGATTTTGATTGCTATATTGATAATGATGGAACAATTAAACAATTAGAAGAATGAAAAGCAAAACAACAATCCAGAAGTTAATCGACGAGGTCGATGATGTATTAAAAGTAGACTATATCGAACCTAACAGACGAATGGTTTATCAATTTTTTAAAGAAAAATTAACCGTAATGCTCGAAGATGAGGAGCATTTACTTAAACTCGCTTTCCGTGAGGGATGCTGGGAAACTGGGCAATTTATGACTGAAGAATTAGCAGATAAATACTACGATGAGAAATATGGAATTTAAAAATCCTCGCAAAAGTTTTTTGGAATTAGCAATTATTTTGTTAATTGCATTCGTCGTAATGATTTCAGCAATAATTTACAACGTAATAAACCTATGAAAAACCAAGAGCATCACATCCAAGTGGCAATCTGTCAATATCTTGACCTGATAAAAATACCTTTCTTTGCGGTTGCAAATGGCGGAATGAGAAACATCATCGTTGCCAAGAAGCTAAAAGCCGAAGGAGTTAAGGCTGGAGTGGCTGATTTATTTTTAATGATTCCAAATAAGATATTTCACGGATTATTTATCGAAGTCAAGACACCAGTTGGAAGGCAACAACCAAGCCAAAAGGATTTCGAGAAAATAGCTTTTGATTCTGGATATTGCTACGAAGTGGTCAGAAGTTTAGATGATTTAATTAATTGTTTAGAAACCTATAAAAAAATAAGATAATGAAAAAATATAGAATAGTCGAAGCTAAAATGCCATATATATCTCATGGCGAAACAAAAATAAGATATGAGTATAGATATGATATTGAATATCATGAATCATTATTGTTTGGTTTAATTAAACAATGGAAAAAATGTGGTTCATTTAATTCTTTAAAAGAAGCTATGGCAGAGATTGAACTATGGAAACAAGAAGAAACTTGGAAAGTAATAGATGTAAATTAAATAATAAAACCTATGAAAAAGAAGATTCTAATGGCCATATATTGCTTAGGCTTGATTTATTTGTTAGTCGCAATGGATTACGCTAAGAAGCCAATAAAAGTGGCTTATATCGCAAAGGATACAATCGAGATATTTGAAGACAATTTCGATAGCACTTGGGAAGTTTACGGATGTAAATACTACGGATTTAAAAAGTAATGGGACACCGGTGGATAAGAAATGACGAGTTAGATTGTCCTTTTTGTTTTAAAGAACAAAAGACCGAAGTCATCCATTACCTTTGGAATATGACTAACAACGTTGCCGAATTAAATGTTATTTGTGATGATTGCAAAAAGACATTACGGCTAAAACAAACAAATTTAGGATTCTTAATACTTAGAAAATATGAGAAACATTACAAGCCAAATCGGAAAGGTTAAAAAATATCTGACTGATAATAATATTCCGTTTATGAAGTTTCAGGATACGGAAAATTACATGATCCTTCGAACAAGCGGAGGCTATCATTACCTAATACTTAAATTCTATGATATGCCAATTAATAACTGGAAAGGATTTGAATTTAAAATTGAGGAAGTCCAATCATTAGAAGAATCAGTTAAAGCAATCAATAAATATTTTAGTCTATGAAACGAATTTTAATTTTATGTCTTGGGTTAATGTCATGCGAAGAAATGGATATTGAGCCAATCGAGAAAAATAAAACCGGATGCTATTGTAATGATGGCACCTATGTCAAGTGGGATGAGAACATCATGCGTCAAACTGGATGGACTACTGGTAATCCTTGTTGGGATAAAGGTGGCATAAGAGAATTCACTTATGGGTATTAAGACGAACTACATGCACGCAATCTATTGGATAGATGAGCAACTGACTAAGCCAACAAAGGAAGTCAAGTTACAAGGCGAAACGATTCACGATCTGCATTATTCATTAAAGCTGAATCGGAATCAGATATTAGAGGATCGAGGGAATTATAGTTACGCAGCTTTTTGCAGAACAAAGAAAATAAAAGACTACCTACAAAATGAAAATTAACGAAGAAGAAACGGTAATGATTTACTTGGGATTGTTGAATTCCTTAATCGATCACATTGAAGGAGATTTTAGGCAATCGATATTTAATAAGCAATCACTAAAGAACAAGTCTAATATGGTCTTGGATGAACTGCTAAAGATTGAGCAACAGCTATACAAGAACAATCCAGATACAACGGTTTCAGATGATTATTTTGAAGCTGGCAAGAATATGCTTGAGTTTTTTAGATTAGGGATAAAGATGGCTAATTTAGAGGAGGCACAAGCGCAAAGCCTTAATACTGAATTGAATAGCTTATTAAATAAATATGATTTAGATTTGGAATTTAAATAATTTTTATACATTTGTTATGTCGAGTTTGGAATGGTTGTATCAGGGGTTCCCAGTCATTCCTTACTTGATAAAAATTTTGAACTATGTTAGCTGGACCAATTAAATATAAAGATTTAATGAAATTGTCTGAAGAAGATAAACCAATTGAATTAGTCAATTCTCCCAAACACTACAAATCAAATGGGATGGAGGTAATTGATGTGGTAGACGCCTATGAATTGAATTTCAATTTAGGAAACGTAATTAAATATATTTTGCGCGCTGATAAGAAAGGCAATAAAAAGATTGACCTCGAAAAAGCTTGCTGGTATTTGAACAGAGAAATCGACAAATTTCATGGATGAATTAATAATGGAAGGCATAGTCATAGGGGCAATTGCAATGTTATTTGTAATATTCATGATATTTGCAATATATTCTCAGCGAGATAATGATTAGCATCGACCATCTTATCGAAAAGCATAAGCACTGGATAGCAGTCGTAAAGCGATTTGGAGAGATTACCTACGCAGAGGACATAGTTCAAGAAGCATACATTAAGATTATCGATTCAAACAAAGATGTAAATTTTGCCTATTTCTATTTTACATTAAGAAGCCTAACGATGAACCTTCACAATAAGAAGGTAGTCAAGGTAGAAATAACAAAAGACATCGAATATTTATTAGTTGATTCAGGCGAAGATGACATAGTTTTGGAACTTGCCAAGCCTTATTTAGATTATATCCAAACGTGGGAAGATTACGAAAGGATGCTCTTTATGGTTTATGTAAATAAGGGAGTTAGTATGCGAAAGATGTCAAGGGAATCAGGAATAAGTTTTACAAGCATTTATAATACAATCAAGAACTGCAAATTAAAATTAATACAATGGCAAAAAGAAAAGCACAAGGATTAGGCGATACCATCGAACAATTCACGGAGGTAACTGGTATTAAAGCTGGAGTTGAAAAGTTAGCACAAGCAATAGGTTGGGATTGCGGTTGTGATGCACGGAAGGAAAAGCTGAATCAGATGTTTCCTTACAAGAAAATTAATTGCCTAACGGAAGAAGATTACGAATATCTGCAAGGATGGTTTAGCCAAGATCGTTATCAGGTTTCAATCTTAGAGCAAAGACGATTGACAGAGATTTATTACAATGTCTTTAATCAGCAGTTAGAGCAGACAAGTTGTGATTCATGTTGGAGAGATTACATTAGTCAAATCCGCAGAGTTTACCTTGAATACAAAGAAAATGGACAATAAGAAGCCAGATGAGATGGCAAGGTATATATTTAACAACTGCGTTTACTTTTGTGGAAACAAATTATTCGCAAAGGAATGTACCTTATACATTGTTACCATTATTTCAAGGCTGAAGCTAAAGATTGATGACGAGATTTACTGGAAGTTGGTTCACGAAGAGGTCTACAAAATAAATTAACCTATGGAATTAAAAAAGATTACCGATATTAAACTGAATCCTAATAATCCTCGATTAATCAAGGACGATAAATTTAAGAAGTTAGTCCAGTCGATTAAGGATTTCCCTGAGATGTTAGACATTCGACCTATTGTGGTTAATAAGGATATGATAATCTTGGGTGGTAATATGCGGTTTCGTGCTTGCAAAGAAGCTGGCATTAAAGAGATACCGGTTATTGTTACAGATTTATCAGAGGAAAAGCAAAGGGAGTTTTTGATTAAGGATAATACAAGCGGAGGCGAATGGGATTGGGATATGATTGCAAATGAATGGGATGCAGAAGAATTAGAAGCGTGGGGTTTAGATTTACCGGTGTTTGATATTAAAGACGAAGGAACGGCAGAGGAAGATAATTATGAGGTTCCGGATACGATTGAAACTGATATAGTACTGGGGGATTTATTTGAGATAGGCGAGCATAGATTGCTTTGTGGGGATTCAACGGATAGTGATGCAGTTGCTAAGTTGATGAATGGACAAAAAGCAGATTTGGCACATAATGATCCGCCTTATGGAATGAAAAAAGAGAATGATGGAGTATTAAATGACAATTTAAATTTTGATGATTTATTAGATTTTAATAGAGAATGGATTCCTTTACAATTTATGAATTTAAAAGAATCATCGAGTTGGTATTGCTGGGGAATTGATGAGCCATTGATGGACATTTATTCGGAAATATTAAAGCCTTATATGAGAAAGGATGAATTATATTTTAGAAATTTGATTACTTGGGATAAAGGTAACGGTCAGGGACAATTGTCAAAAACAAGAAGAAGTTACGCAAATGCAGATGAAAAATGTTTATTTGTAATGATCGGGGAAGATGGCAAAAATAGAAAGTTAGAAGATTTTTATGAAGGTTTTGAAAATATTTTAAATTGGCTAAAACAAGAAAAAAATAAAAGCGGATTAACTAATGCACAAATTTTAGAAGTTACAAGTTCAGCACATTCGCATTATTGGACTAAATCACAATGGCTATTTCCAACTGAAAAAGATTACAATGCATTAAGCAATGCAAGTAATGGTAAGGCTTTTACAAAAGAATATTCAGAAATAAAAAATGAATACGAAAAAGCAAAAAATGATTTATATTCATCAAGAGCATATTTTGATAATTTACACGATAATATGAATAACGTTTGGCATATTAAAAGAACGAGCCAACAAGAAAGAGCAGATACTGGTAATCATGCAACACCAAAACCGATCCCATTATGCGAAAGAGTTATAAAAAGTAGTTGCCCAAACAATGGTTTAGTTTTAGATTTTTTTCTTGGTTCCGGTTCGACAATGGTGGCATCACACCAATTAAATCGTAAATGCTACGGAATGGAACTTGATCCAAAGTATTGCCAAGTGATCGTGGATAGAATGAAGAAATTAGACCCAAGCATAGTAATTAAAAAGAACGGACAACCTTATGGCTTATAAAACTGACGATTTATTGAAGCAATCTTTGGCAGCGATTGAAAAGCATAAGCTGTTCTTTATTGAGGACATAGTGGCTTATTTACCTTGCTCAAAGGAAACATTTTATCAACATAAATTGCACGAATCTGACGCATTAAAATCTGCCTTATTAAAAGTCAAAACAGAAATCAAGGTTTCTATGCGTTCTAAATGGTACAAGTCTGAGAATCCTACTTTGCAAATGGGATTAATGAAGCTGATTGCATCGCCAGATGAATTGAAGCAGTTGTCAATGACGCACGTTGAAAGCAATAATACTCACGAGGTAAAAGAATTTAATTTATCTGATTTGGTTAAATTCAAGGATGATAGTCCTAAACAATAAATGGAAATCTTTGTGGAATGATACTCGTTATTTTATAATATCGGGAGGTCGTGGTTCATCCAAATCATTTGGGGTAGGTACGTTTACCAGCTTGCTATCTTTTGAGAAGGGCCACAAGATTCTATTTACTCGGCAGACAATGACATCGGCTCACTTGTCAATCATACCTGAGTTCCAAGAAAAGATTCAGCTACTGGAATCGGAAGATAAGTTTGAGATTACAAAGACCGATATATTAAATCTGCAATCGGGAAGCGAGATAATATTTAGGGGATTAAAGACATCGTCAGGCGATCAGACTGCAAACCTTAAATCGTTACAAGGTGTAACGGATTGGATATTAGAAGAAGCAGAAGAATTAACAGACGAGGCTACGTTTGACAAAATCAATTTATCAGTCAGACAGAAAGGAGTTCAGAATAGAATCATTATTATATTTAATCCGACAACCAAAGAGCATTGGATTTATAAGCGATTCTTTGAGCAAGAAGGAGTTGAAGGTGGGTTTAATGGCAGAAAGGGAAACGTTACTTATATTCATACGACCTACGAAGATAACCTTGAGCATTTAGATGCGTCCTTCTTGGATGAGGTAGAACGGATTAAGTCAACCAATCCTAAGAAATACCAGCACGCAATACTTGGAGGATGGTTAGACAAAGCTGAGGGAGTTGTCTTCACTAATTGGCAGTTCGGAACGTTTAATCCTAATGGACTGCAAACATCATTTGGAATGGACTTTGGATTCTCAATCGATCCAGATGCTTTGACAGAGGTAGCAATCGACAAGACCAAGAAAATCATTTACATTAAGGAAGTGATTTATGAGCGTGGATTAAAGACGCACGTTTTAGCGCAGTTAATGAAAGAGAAAGTTGGTGGCGGTTTAATTATTGCAGATTCAGCAGAGCCAAGACTAATTGATGATTTACGTTATCAAGGGATTAATATTCAACCAGTAAAGAAAGGAACGATTGAATCAGGGATTGTAAGGATGCAAGACTACCAAATTATTCTTGATCCTCAATCGACCAATTTAGCTAAAGAGTTTAACAACTATTGTTATTTAAACAAGGCGAGCAAGCTATACATTGACGACTGGAATCACGGAATTGATTCGGCGAGGTATAACATCATTTACCATTTAGATAATCCAAATCAGGGTAATTACCATATTTATTAAGACGAATAGTAAACAAAATTGTTTATAAGTTATGAAAGTAAAAATTTCAATTCCGACTAATTTAAACGAGATTAAGTTAAGTCAATATCAGAAGTTTTTAAAGATTGTTCAGGACAACGAAGAATCTGATTTTTTAAATCACAAAATGGTGCAAATCTTTTGTGGTGTAGATTTAAACATAGTTGATGCAATGAGGCAGAAAGATGTCGAGGATGCAGTCAACACGATTGGCGGATTATTTAAGCAGATGCCTCCGCTTCAACAGAAGTTTGAAATGAACGGAACGACATTTGGATTTATTCCTAACTTGGATGATATGTCATCTGGTGAATATATGGATTTAGATGGCTATATTACTAATTGGGATGATATGCACAGAGCAATGGCAGTATTGTATCGACCAATCAAGCAAAAGTTAGGCGAGAAGTATTTGATTGAGGATTACGAAGGTACGGAACGATACGCAGAGAAAATGAAGGATATGCCTTTAGATGTCGTTTTAGGTTCGGTGGTTTTTTTTTGGCATTTAGGGAAAGAATTATTGAAAAGTACGATGGATTATTTAGTGGAGAATCCGCAGATAGCTACTCTGAACAAAGCCAATTTGGAAAAAGGTGGGGATGGTATTCTTCAATCTATGCACTTGCTCAGGGAGATGTTAGACGATTTAATGAAATTACAAAACTACCAATTAATCAATGCCTTACCTTCTTGACATTCGAGAAGCAAAAGAACGAATTAGAAATGAAAATGATTAAATCACAAAGATAATGACCGGATTTTATTACATCGTCAGCACGTTAAGAGATTACCTAAAGTCAAACGGATTCACAAACACCGTGTCTACTGGTGATATATTTGAGGTCGATTTAGCCAAGCAAACTATTTACCCATACGTTCACATAATCGTGAACAATGCAACACCTAAGGAAAACCAAATCTCGATGAATCTATCAGTTTTGTTTATGGACATCGTGGACTTATCAAAAGAGGAAGCGTTAAACGTATTTGATGGGAACGACAACTTACTTGATGTATTGAATACGCAATTGACTTTGGCTAATAAGATGGTTGCCGATTTAATTAGAGGTTCATTGTACACGAGTTTAGTGCAGTTGGAAGGAGATGCTTTATGCGAACCATTTACAGATAGATTTGAGAATAAGGTAGCAGGTTGGACAGTTACTTTTGATTTGATAGTACCAAATGATATTACCATCTGCTAATGGCTGATTTGAAAGAAACGTATGCGGTAATAAAGAGGTTTAGGGATTATGTTGTTCAGCAATCCAAATCTAACCTATCTAAAGGTCGCAAAAACGTTTCAAAGGATTTATACAATTCGATTAAAGGCGAGATAGTACAAGAGAATAACTATGCCATTGTCGGGTTTAGAATGAACGAATATGGTCAATACCAAGATCAAGGTGTAAAGGGTAAATTCAAGTCAGCCAAAGCACCTAATTCGCCGTTTAAGTTTGGAAGTGGCACCGGTAAGAAAGGTGGTTTAACAAATGGAATAGAGAAATGGGTAAAGGCAAGAGGGATTCAGTTTAGAGATAAGAAGACCGGTAAATTTATCAGTTATCAATCGACTGCATTTTTGATTAGCCGAAGTATATTTATGACTGGTATGAAGCCAAGTCTATTTTTTACTAAACCATTTGAAGCTGGTTACAAGAAGTACATTGATACGGATTTAGCAAAGGCATTCGGTTTAGATGTCGAAACAATTATTGACTACAATTTAAAAGGATTATGAAAACCATAAACGCACGAAGTCCGTATTTTATCTCCATTACTGGAAGCACAAACACGACTTTGCAATTATTCCTATGGAACGGCGCAACAGAGCCAGCATCACATACTTATTCATTCACGAAGGCGGCACCATCGTCAACGCAGACTGAATCAAATTATGATATTGCACCTTACTTGCGTGAGTATATTGAAAATATTACACCGACATACGATCCGACACCAGCAACTGAATCATCGACATCTTTTGTAAACTTTAAAGCGGTTTCATTTAGTAACGGAACAAATAGAACAAGTGCATTTAAGACAAGGGTAATTGCAGATTCAGGAACTTACGAGGCGGACAACTGCTTAGGAACGTTTATGGGCGATTATCTTATCGGGGTTGGTGTAGATGGTTATAATAATTATTCGGGTGGCTATAATCAAAGCAATAACGCTAATATCGTGGCTTTAGCTGATACGGCTAAGACAATTACCTATCTGAACAATACGGATAATATGTATGTCAATGTTTTAATTGACCATACCGGAACCAGCGTAACTGCTGATTACGTTACATCGGTTGGAACGACAACGGTAACGATTTTGGCATCGACTGCGACTAAGCAAGTTTATAACATGAAAGTGCCATTGAAATTGGTAGGTTTTACGACATCAAGTATCTTACGAGTTAAGAGCAATGGAACAACACTTTATACTTACAACATTGCACCAATTTGTGAAACAAAATATACACCAGTTTTATGTCAGTTTATTAATCGCTACGGAGGATGGCAGTTTCTTACCTTCTTCAAAGCGCAAGCAAGTTCAATTAACGTTGAAAAGACAAGGCATAATCTTTTGCCTGATAATGTTAATTACAACGTAAGTCGTGGGCAGTTTAAGTCGTTCAATATCAATGGCTCACAAAAGATTTCGTTAAATACTGGTTTTGTGGATCAGAATTATTCAGATTTGATTCAGGATTTGATGTTAAGCAATACGGTTTTATTAGATGGTAAGCCGGTGCAAGTATTGACAAACCAAAACGACATCAAGACATCGTTAAAAGATAAGAATATCAATTACCAGATAGAATTTGAGTACGCTTATAACCTTAAAAATAACGTGATTTAATGATAACGGCTTCAATTTATATCCTTAGCGATGGACTTTACAAGCGAATAGAATTATTTAACGATGAGAAAATTAGCGTTACATCTTCAATTCAAAATGTAAATGACATCTCGAAAGTCTTTACTGATTATTCGCAATCGTTCACGGTGCCAGCAACGAAGCACAATAACGAGATATTTAAACATTGGTATGAAAATGCGATTGATGGGGGATTTGATGCACGGACAAGAAAGTCGGCATACATCGAAATAAATTCAGCATCGTTTAGAGTTGGAAAAATTCAGCTTGAAAAAGCACAATTTAAAAATAACGAAATTGATAATTATCAGATTACCTTCTTTGGTAGCTTGCTTTCATTAAAGGATTTATTTGGTGGTAAGTTTTTAAGGGACTTTGATTACTCGGCTTACAACTTTGCTTACACTGGAACGGTTGTTAAGAATCGGGTAACTGGTGGAGTAACAAACGATGTTAAATTTCCTTTGATTACATCTTACAATAATTGGACTTACCTAACTAACGGAACGACAAAGGAGAATTGGGATATTGAAAAGAATACGCACCCAATTTACCATACCGATTTGTTTCCGGCAATGCGAGTAAGTAAGATTATCGAATCTATTGCATCGGGTTTAGGAATTACAATACAAGGCAATCCAACGGACAATTTCTTAGCGACTGACAAGTATAAAAATGCTTTCTTGTGGCTTAAAAATACGGATACGTTTACTTTAAAGCAGACGCACCAAAAAATTAACTTTCAAACCAACACGAGTACAGTTGGAACGCAAGGAATCTTTAATGTATTTACCGATTCATTGACCTATGTAAAGCCTGATTCTCCGGTTTACCTAAGCAAGTCAAATATTAAACTGACATTTACAACATCGGGAACTGAGTTTTATTTCTACGTTTACAAGAATGGAGTTAAGCTAAGCGAGCAGAGTTATCTAACGCAGACAAGCCAGATGACTTTGTCAGCACCATTAGAAGATTCAGGTACTTACGCTTTTTATATTTCCTCAGCCTCCGCCGTTACCTATACATCGGTTTATGAGTTTGAAACAAGAAACGCAACCACAACGGCAGTCGTTAGTGATGTAACGTGTACTGGAACAAGTCAGACAACGACAACGACATTAAATATTGCTGATTATATGCCTGATATGAAGGCGGAAGATTTCTTTAGTGGAATCCTAAAGATGTTTAACTTGACTTGCTTTTCAACGGCTGACAATGTTTATCAAATTGAGCAGATAGAGAATTGGTATGCAGCTGGAACTATCCGTGATGTATCGAAGTACGTTATTTCAGAGCAGATAGACATTGAAAGAGTAAAGCCATACAAGGCGATTAATTTCATGTACGAAAAATGCGAGAATATCTTAGCGACTGAATTCCTTTCACGATCGGCAGTACCTTACGGCGATTTAAAATATACATTGGACAACGATGGCGAGGAGTTTGAGGTATCATTGCCTTTTGAGAATATGCCATTCCAGAAGTTTAGCGGAACGACCTTGCAAGTTGGGTATTCTTTGAAGTTTGATTTGAATAGTTACATTCCCAAACCGGTAATTCTCTATGACTATAATTCGATTCAAAGTTGCGATTTTCATTTTAATGATGGGAGTTCTACTACTAACGTTACTACCTATAATCTTTTTGGACAAGATACTCTCATCTCGGGCCAAGTAAATACAATCAATTTCGGGGCGCAACAATCAACGTTTACAGATGCGATTGAAACGAGGTCATTGTTTAATAATTATTACCTTAATTACTTGACTAATATATTCACGGATAAGGCAAGAATCTTGAAGCTGAAGGCAATGTTTCCGATTAGCTTAATAAATGCTCTAAAATTAAATGACCGGTTGATTATTAGGGATAAGCGGTACATTATTAATTCATTTACAACTGACTTGACTACTGGCGAGGTTGATTTGGAATTGCTTAATGATTTCCGTGTAGCTTCAGCTATTCCCGATCCGACAACTTACTATTCATTCTTAGTAACTAACGAAAGTTCAGCAACGAGTGGCGATGCTTGTGCTTTGTCGAGCTATCCATTGACTATCTATGGAACGAATCCAACTTTTGAAAGTAATGCGTTATTCTACACAAATACCGGTGCATTATTTAATGGCGGAAGCTATTACTATAAAACTGCGTTAAACAAATATGCTCAAATAAATTCGGTTGGAGTTGTCTTGGCTACTGGTTCATGTGGTTCAGCACCGGCACCGACCTTAAATGCGTTTAGCGTAACGAATGCAAACTCAGCGACATCAACTGAGGCTTGTCCGATTACGGATTATACTTTAACATTATACGGAGAATCGACACCATTATACACAAACGTTGTGGTTTACGGAAACAATACCGGTACATTAGTTCCTTACGCTGGTAACGGATACGTTTACCATTGCAACGATGGTACATGGGTTCAAATCAGTTCAAGCGGTATCATTACGACTTGGGGAACTTGTTCAGTAATTCCTCCGGCAGTTGAAACATTTACATTCTATACACTAAAATAATATGGCATTTTCAAGCATAAGCGATGCACGCACAAAGTTAGGCAGTACAACAACGGATGTAGATTCACAAATCTTATATGCCAATAATAACTTGTTGGATTCGACAACCATATTTTACACGAATGAAGCCAAGACGATTTTAGCAAGTGCTGGAAACTATGTAATTCCAACGCAGTTTAAAAGCTATTACGTTACTCTTGGAAGTGATGGTAAGATTGTCGGAAGTAAAACTGAATTAGTAAATGCTGGAATGGATGTATCTTTTGCGGATGGTTCAATCATGAACTTTAGCTCAGATTCTGGAGAGCAAAAAACAAACGATTTAGATATTACTTATTCATTAAATCCTTCAACAAATTTATTAACTGACACGACTTGGAGTTCAGACAGAAGATGGTTAATTGAGAACGGCACAATTAATAATGTTCCGCTTACTGACATCAATTTATCTGACATGAAAGGCTATGATTTAGTCATTCGAAATGGACTTTGGGGCAATATGTGGGGAGGCGATACAATACAAGGATTTGTTCATACTTATTTATTAAGTTCTACTATTCACATTGCAGCCGATCCGAACAGAACGCTAACGGTAGGAAAAGTAAACTATTATTTTAGACCTGATTACTTAATACCAAAGCAAGCGGAAGAATATATGACATTCTTTAGAAGAATGCCTGATGCCTTGCCAATATTTGATAAGAATGGTGTTAAAAAGGAGTTTGCTATGCTTATCAATCCATTGCTTGACTGCGTGGTTAAAGATAGCGGAGTTTTTACGAATGGCGGTGCCGGTGCAGTTACCAGAACGTTTAGAAATCCAAAAAGACAGAATAAAGGATTGACAAAACGGAAACCAACATATTTGGTAAACTTTGTAAGTGGTCAGGTTTCAGGAGTTAATGCAAATTATGTTTCATCCATTGAAGGAGGTGTAGCAACTGCAAACATAACTGAAGTTGTACCTATTGCAGACCGATTATATCATCATGCTGATACGTTTATTCGTGTTGGAACGGCTTGGGTTAAATCAGGCGGAACGACATCAAATCCTAATTATATCACGGATTCAACGATAGACCAATCATGGTGTTGTGCAGTTTTGGAATCTTTATTAGTTCCTATTGCGGATCGTGATACTTGGACTTTCAACAATGGGACAATTAATAAAACGTATGCGGAAGTTAATCCATACGAGTGGACAACTGCTATAAATTCAGGTATTGGATACTATGATTTAAGTCCAGCAAATCAGTATTTATCAATGTTCAATCCATTAACTAACGATGTTAATAATCCGATGAATGTAATGCACGCTGCAATCATCGAACACGATGGAGAAGCGTTTATTGGAGTTGGCAGAAAGCGTATAAATACCGGTCTTGCAATGGATGGACTTTTTGCAAGTTGTAAGGCTTATTCAATTGCTAATAACTGGGCAGCAAATGGCGCAGTAATTCCAAAGTTTAGTATTTATGGAGAAGGGATTTACCAATCAGGTTATTTTGGAACCGGAACAAGTGGATGGCTTTATGTTGCACCTACGGAATCAATTGCAACGGTAAAAACTACGGATTTATATAGCGATTATCACAATTACTATATTAATGGAACGGTAAGCAGAACAACAATGCTTAATTATAATGCTTTTTACGAAGGCGCAAAAAATGGTTGGGGATTGTTTTTCTGTTCATCTTATTTAAATACAATTGTTACTAAATGGTATTTTTATTCATTGGTTCATAATTACGATATTACAAAAAAGATATTAGGTCAAATAT